AAAACATATCCAATATGTATTTCATGATTATATTCATACTTCATTAAAAATCTTGGAAGAGATTGCGCGTCGCGCAGGTAAGGTCGCGTTAAGAGAAGATAATATTCTATTTCTGTTGAGCGCAAGAATTAAAGATATATGTGTAAAAAACAATGTCTTTATTATGAGTGCTACACAGTTGAATGGCGATTATCAAGATTCAAAAACTCCAGACCAGAACTTACTGCGTGGTGCGAAAGCAATAGCTGATAAGATTGACTATGGTTCAATTTTACTTCCTGTTAAAGAACAAGATCTTGGTAGTTTGGAATCAATTTTACAACGTAATCCGCAGTTCCCAACTCCAAAGATTAAATTATCTATTTATAAGAATAGACGAGGAAGATATAAAAGTGTTATATTGTGGTGTGATGCCGATTTAGGCACTTGCCGCATAAAGCCAATGTTCATGACTGATTTTATGTATGAATGGATTGGCATAGATGATCTTAAAGTAATAGTAAATGATTTTAGTGCATTTGAGGAGGAAGAAAACTAATGGCTAAGCAGAAAAAGAACAAGGGTGTTAGCAACAAAAAGGAACAGTTTTGGGGTCGTGAGCTGGAATATATTATGCCGCGCAAGACCTTCGATGATCTGACGAAGGATTGCAAGACTAATAAGTTCCAGTATGCCATGGACTACATTAACCAGACCTATGGTTTGCTGGGTCATGTAACCTCTCTTGTTCTGGAGGATGAGGCTGTAACTGGGCCTCATACTCCTGCCCTACTTGAAGACGTTTTGATGGAGTAAGGAGATTAAAATGCGGCTAAATAAAGATGATATTAAAGAACAACTGACAACTGATATGGTCGAAGATTTAGTCCGCGATTTTGGCGGTGACCCGCAAGAAACCCCATTTGGGTTTATTGCGGGCACCATTTGTCATAATCATCCTGGCGAAGGGAGCCACAAGTTATATTATTATGAAAACACGAAATTGTTCAGATGTTACACTGGATGCGATGCTACATTCGATATCTTCGAATTGGTCTGTAAAGTACATAATCTTGCCAATCCAGGATCAGAATGGTCATTATATAATGGAGTTAGGTTTATTGCTAACAAATTCGGTATCTCCGGAGAATATATTGATGCAGAAGATGAGTTTGGAGGACTTCCAGACATGGGTGTTTTCGATAAATACTCACGTATAAAAGTTGCTCCAGAGGATCAAAAACGAATCCAATTGAAGACATATGATTATCACATTCTTGATAGATTGTGTTATCCGAGTATTGGTGATTGGATTGATGAAGGAATGGATTCAAAAATTCTAAAAGAAGCATGGATTGGGTTTTGTCCTTCTACCGATCAAATTACAATCCCTCATTTCGATGAAGATAACAGATTTATTGGATTACGTGGTCGCGCATTAGGTAAAGAAGAAGCTGAAATGTATGGTAAATATCGTCCAATGCAATTAAATGGACAAATGTATAACCATCCATTAGGTCTTAATCTTTATAATCTGAACAATAGTAAGCAAAATATAAAAACGTTTCATAAAGCAATTATCTTTGAAGGTGAAAAATCCTGTCTATTGTATAGAAGTTATTTTGGAACGGAAAATGATATTTCTGTGGCTTGTTGTGGTAGTGCGGTAAGTTATTGGCAAATGAATAAACTAATAGAGTATGGTGCTACTGAAATTGTAATCGCGTTTGATAGACAATATCAAAAATTGGGCGATGCAGAATACGAACACTGGACGAAAAATCTACGAGCAATCAATCTTAAATATTCTAACTACGTCAAATTAAGTTTTATATTAGACACAAAAAATAAGTTGGGATATAAAGATAGTCCAATAGATAAAGGACCAGACGTATTTAAAGAATTATTTAAGAATAGAGTGAGTATATAATGGAAATTAAATTAAGACGAGGTGGAGAAGGATTAGATCCTATATCCCGTATATTGTATTTGAGAGAAACTGATTGGAGTTTCTTAAATCCAAAAGAAGAAGATCAATGTGATTATAATACATTAGATAATATAGAAGCCGCAGCAATGAGATTACTTCGTGCACTTGTGCGGCAAGAACAGGTCTATGTATAGGTGGATAGTGATTGTGATGGATATACATCAGCAGCATTATTACTAAATTATATGCACGATATTGCTCCTGCAACTGTAGAAAGGAATTGGCATTATGGACTTCATAAAGGAAAACTCCACGGAATTGACGAAGGAGCAATTCCAAGCGGCACAACTCTTGCAATCGCTCCCGATTCAAGTTCTAACGAGTCTGAACTCCATGAAAGACTCTTTCAAGCTGGAATATCATGCGTTGTGCTCGACCATCACGAGTTTGACAATAGAGAATGTGGGGAAAGGGCAATCATTGTCAACAGCCAACAAGGAAGCTATGGTAACCATTACCTCTCAGGCGTTGGAGTTGTGTACAAAGTATTACAAAAAATTGATGAATTGCGGCATACCGAAGGAGGATGCGCGTTCTATCTTGACCTTGTGGCTCTCGGACTCACAGGAGATATGATGGACATGCGAGCGCCAGAAACGAATTATTATATTACAGAAGGTTTTAAACAAGTTAATAATCCGTTTTTTGTGTATCTCGCAAATAAAAATGAATTTTCTATGAAGGGTAAATATAATCCGCATTCTGTTGCATGGTATATTGTACCTTTCATTAATGCTGTTACCAGAATTGGCGACGATAAAGATAAATTATTGGTCTTTGAATCTATGCTTACTTGGAAAGCTGGTCAATTGGTTCCGAGTGATAAGCGTGGAGCATCAAAAGACGCAGAAGAATTAAGAGTTGTACAGGCTGTGAGACACGCTTCTAATGTTAAGCGTCATCAAGATGATGAAAAGAAAAAACTTCTTGAAGAAATGTACAATAAGATTGAAAAATATCATTTAGCTGATGAACCGTTAATTATTATTCAGAATAAAGGAGTCCAAGATGATGATCCTATTAGAGGCATTACTGGGCTTGTTGCTAACCAGATTATGGCTACGTATGGCAAACCAACGCTCATCCTTAACGAATGTACCGATCAAAGCACTGGGGAGACTATATGGATGGGTAGCGGAAGAGGGTTTAATACTGCTGGGATTACTAATTGGCGTGATTATATTGTTCAATCCGGCTGCGCCATTTTTGCTCAAGGTCATGCTATGGCATTTGGGGTCTCTTTTGACAGTGCTGGGTTGGAGCGGTTTAAAGCTAAGATAAAAGAAGACTTCGGCACAACTATTTTTGAAAAGATTTATGATGTTGATTTTATATGGACAATGGCTGATGATTTTGATCAAATTATTATTGATATTGCTCGATATAAAGATGTCTGGGGACAAGGAGTTCCAGAACCAATTGTGGCAATTGAACATATAAAATTAACTGATCCGATTGCGGTAAATCTATTACAAAAAGGTACTTTAAGAATTGACTTAAAACCTAAACAAACTTCTATTATTAAGTTTGGTAGTAGCGTTGAAGAATATAGTAACTTGGTGGATCGAACCATTACAGTAATTGGAACTTGTGAAATCAATGACTGGAACGGAGAATATCCACAAATTAAAATAATAGATTATTTCTTTGAATCCGTTTCAAGTTGGGATTTTTGACAAGAAAAGAAAGATATGGTATAATAATTATGAAAAATGAGAGATATATCGTATTGCAATATCCAATTTATGAACTTGATCTGCAAGCTGTGCATGATATATTCCACGATGTACAAAATGCACTTCCAGAATATAACGTAATTGCAATACCAGAATGTATTAAATGGTTTGAAATGTCAAGAGAAGAGTTAATGCAGGTACGAGGAATTTTAGATTGGATTTTGGAGAAAAAGAATGATATTAACAGCGAAGCAGGAACAGGGTCTTAAAATTGCAGTTGAACGATATCATAACCATGAACCATATACAGTGATTGCTGGTTATGCTGGGGTAGGTAAATCTACCCTTATTCGTTTTATCATCGCAGCTTTAAATATTGATCCAGATTTAGTGGCTTATATTGCATATACAGGTAAAGCTGCGCAAGTATTAAGATCAAAAGGTTGTCATAATGCAATGACCGCACATAGGTTGTTGTATAAATCACATCCTCGTAGCGATGGTACATTTATTCATGTTCCTGTTGAAACGCTTGCTCCTTATAGACTAATTGTTGTTGATGAAATTTCAATGCTTCCAAAAAAAATGTGGGATCAACTTTTATTTTATGGTGTTCATGTAATTGCTCTTGGCGATCCAGGGCAATTGCCGCCAGTCGCTGCAGAGAATAATGGCGCCCTTGAGCATCCTCATGTTTTTCTTGATGAAGTAATGCGACAAGCGGCTGAAAGTGAAATTATTCAATTAACAATGGATATTCGTGCAGGTAATCCATTAAAATTTAAAATGGGTAATGAAGTACGAATTGTGGATAGAAATGAACTTTTAAAACCAGGGTTCTTATTCTGGGCCGACCAGATTATATGCGGAAAGAACGATACACGGCGAATGATTAACGATAAAATGCGTCGAACTATTTGGCTTGATGAATATTCTGAAGAACCAATAGTTGGAGATCGTCTTATATGTTTACGTAATGATTGGGAATTAACTAATATGAATGGTGATGCTCTTGTTAATGGTTTAACAGGAGAATTAACTGGTATTGAGTACGGTGAAGGCCCAAGAGAAAATCCTTGGATGAAAAAAACTCCTATTATTGATTTTCTCCCCGATTATGAAGGAGCAGATCAGTTTTTAGGAATTGAAGTAGATTATAAATTATTAACAACTGGTGAAACAACTGTAACAAGAGGATATAATAGTAACTGGAAAAAGATTCCAAAAATTTTTCATCCTCATGAATTTGATTATGGATACGCAATTACTTGTCATAAATCTCAAGGTAGCGAGTTTAATAAAGTAATTGTTCTTGAGGAATTCCTTAAAGGAGAAACACGGGAGGATCATGCGAGATGGCTCTACACAGCGACGACAAGAGCGGCCCAAAAATTGATTATAGTCCAGAATTTTCACATATAAACATTTTAAGTTTAGATGTAGATTGGATCATGGAGCCATCTATTGATTTATACAATAACAAAGTACAAAATGATGATTTTGATCAACAAAATTTAATTGCTGAATTAAGTCCAGGAGTTACATTTACTGCAGATTTAAATAAATTTTATCAATTAAATCAATTATTATTTAGTCATAGATGTTTAGTTAAACCTGACGATCTGTATGTTGCTATTTCGCATCAACAAATTTTAGATGCAATAGACCAATGGAATATTCAACAACCATTTACTGTATGGAATATAGATCACCATCATGATTGTGGTTATATGCCACCAGATGCGCCTGATGAACAACTATTTGGAAGTCTTGGGTGCGGTAATTGGGTGCCTTGGTTAATGAAAAATTTTCAATATTTTGAGCATTATAGATGGATTTGTAATTATAATTCAGATAAAGATATATTAAAATGCGCCCAACCTTTTGTACCAGATTTACTGTCTTCAAGTGATATTGGTATATTAGATAATATAACTTTTCAAAAAGTATTTATTTGTAAATCTCCAGGCTGGATTCCAAATCAATATCGTCCTCTTGTTGATAGTTTAATATATTCTTATCAAAATTTCGTAAATAAGGAATCATTATGATAAATATTTTAAGTATTGATATAGATTGGATAATGGAGCCATCAATTCAAATCTATAATTGGTTAATCAATGAGGATACAGAAACTGAACAATTTAATCTTGAAGTGAATGCCCCGGGCGTAGTGTTACCTCCAGATTTATATAAATTTTATCAACTTAACAAGATATTATTTACACCTAATTGTAAAGTTGATAAAGATAGTCTTGTAATTCAAAAATCACATAAGGGTATTGTTCGTGCAATTTCAAACTGGAAAATTAATGAGCCATATATCGTATGGAATGTGGATCATCACCATGATTGTGGATATACTGATAAAACAGGAAATGCTCGTCAAGCTTATTATAATGGTGCAACTTGTGGTAATTGGGCTGCATATTTAGCATTACATGATAAAAATTTAAAGCAATATTGTTGGATTGGTAATTTTAATTCTAATCATGATATAGATGAAGATATTAAAAAACAACTGCCGCAGTATCATTATTTTGAAAATATTAATGTATTATCAGAAATTAAATTTGATAAAATATTTATATGTCGTTCACCTGGATGGATGCCAGATAATGTTACTCCATTAGTTGATACATTAACTACTACATTTGAATCTTTTATAAAATTATGATATAATATATAGAGAATGAAAAGAAAGGAAATTGTTACGCATGGCTTACTTTAATGACCATAATCACACCATGTATAGCAACATCCGTCTGATTGACTCTATCAACAAACCAAAAGACCTAATTGACCGAGCAATTCAATTAGGTCTTTCTGGCATAGCGATTACAGATCATGAAGCGTTATGTTGTCACATTGAAGTGAATGAATATGCACAAAAGATTAAGGAAAAATATCCTGACTTCAAAGTGGCATTAGGAAATGAAATTTATCTTACTGAAACACGTGAACCGCGTCAAGTATATTATCATTTTATCTTAATTGCAAAAGATGAAATAGGTCATAAAGCACTTCGTATTTTGAGTTCAAAAGCATGGTATAATAAATATGAATGGTTCGGTGAAAGAGTACCTACTTTAAAAAGTGAACTTGCTGAAGTAATGAAAGAATATAAAGGTCATGTCATTGGAACTACTGCATGTATCGGTAGTGAAATTGGACATAATCTTTCAGCTTTATATGTAGCATCAAAAAGTCCACTTCTTCCGCAAGATAGTTATATTAAAAATGCTGATAAATATCTTAAATTTTGTATTGACGTATTTGGCGAAGATGATTTTTATATTGAATGTGCACCAGGAGAAAGCGAAGAACAGATCTTTGTGAATCAAAAGTTAGCAGAGTTCGCACAATTCTATAACTTGAAAATGGTACCCGGCACAGATAGTCATTATCTTGATAAAAACTTAAGATTTGCGCATAAGGCGTACCTAAACTCGAAAGATGGAGAACGAGAAGTAGATACGTTTTATGAGTATGCCTATTTAATGAGTGAACAAGAATGTCGTGAGCATCTTCGTAAATCTTTTGATGATGACTGGATCAATTGGATGTTTGAATGCTCAATCATGATGAAAAATAGCATCCAAGATTATAGCTTGTTAAAGAATCAACGGATTCCGCAAGTTAAAATTGATCCGCCTGCGCCAAATGCATGGTGGGGAGTAAATAATGATTTTGCTGATGAAATGAGTAAATGGCCTACAATTCAATCATTGTTCGTGTCAAAAGAGCCCCAAGAGCGTCAGTGGATCAATGATGTATGGGAGGCTCTAAATGAAAAGATTGGAAGATGGGCGGATTTAGAATCTGACGAATATATTAACAGAATAGAAACAGAAGCACAAGTTATTCGACATATTGGCGAACGTCTTGGGACTTGTCTGTTTGCTTACTTTAATACTTTTAAGCATTATATTGATTTATTTTGGGAGTGCGGCTCCATTGTTGGTCCTGGTCGGGGTTCTGCTACTGGTTTTCTTAGTAATTATCTTCTTGGTATCACCCAGTTGGATCCAATCAAGTGGGGATTACCATGGTGGAGATTCTTAAATATGGAACGTGCTGAATTGCCTGATATTGATATTGACTTAGCATCAAGTGTTCGTCCAGAAATCTTTGAAGCGATTCGTAAAGAACGTGGAGAGCTTGGTCTGGTACAGGTCGTTACATTCGGCACAGAAGCAACAAGAAGTGCAATTCAAACAGCTTGCCGTGGATATAGAAGTGATGAATATCCAAACGGTATTGATGTTGATGTCGCTAACTATATAACTTCATTAATCCCACAACCTCGTGGAATATTGTATTCCTTTGATGATTGTGTAAATGGTAATGAAGAAGCAGGCAAACGCCCAGTTCCAGCAGTAATGGCAGAAGTGGGTAAATATCCGGGTCTTGCAGATATTATCTTGAATATTGAAGGTATTGTTAAGTCAAGAGGTATTCATGCATCAGGTACAATTTTGTATGACCCAGAAACTTTGTATGACACAGCCGCAATTATGCGTGGTAAAGATGGAGATTTAACAACTTGTTATGATCTTCATATGGCTGAAGCTGCTGGTGATACAAAGTATGACTTCCTTGTAACAGAAGTTTGTGATAAGATTATTCAGTGTTATGAACTTCTGAAATCAAATAAAGAAATCCCAGATATGGATTTAAGAGCATTTTATGATAAATATCTTCATCCAGAGCATATTGATACAACAAATCCGCAAATCTGGGAGCACCTGGCCGCAGGTGATATCTTGGATGTATTCCAGTTTAACAGTGGTGTTGGATTGGCAATGGCCAAGATGATTAAAGCAACCAATCCTCTTGAAATGACCGCGGCAAATGCTATGATTCGATTAATGTCTGAATCTGGTGTTGAGAGTCAGCAAGAACGTTATATTAGAATTCGTGATGGTGG